AAAGGGAATTGATCCCCCAGCGTCCACCCGCCGCGCCGCGCTTGGCGCACTTCTCGCAGCCCCGGCAGTCGTCGCGCTAGGCGCTTCGGCCGCGATGGCTTCCCTTCCAGCCGACCGCGCCGAGTGGGATCGTGCCTTTGCCGCCTACGAGGCCGCGAAAGCCGAGGACGACGCTTTCAACGCGATATATGAGCGGCTGGACGCGCGATGCTCCGAAGCCCTTGAGGCGGTCGCGCACATCACCGTTGGCCCCGACCCCTACAGTGGCCGAAACCAGCCCGTCACCACCGCCGACCAGCGCGCCGTGATGGAGGCCCGCTCGCTGGTCAAAGGCGTGAACGCGGGCAAGATCAAGCTGGACCTCATCCCATCGCTCCAGGAGCATTTGGCCTTTTCCCGGGAATTGGCCGGCGCCGCCGACCGGCGAGACGCCGAAGTCGACGCAATCCGCGCCCGCTTCGGCATGGACGAGGCGGAGGCGAAATGGGAGGCTTTGGGGGAGCGCGTCAGCGATGCCAAATGGGAGCTGATGGCGCTTCCCGCCCCGGACGGCCCGGCGCTCCTGTGGAAGCTGAACGTGCTTCTGGAGGAACACGCCGTCACATGGGCGCCAAAGGCTATAGCCCCGACCATGGCCGACGCCCACCGACTCTTGCGCGGGGAGGGTTGAACCATGGCGACGACCCCCACCACGACCGCCCAGGCGCCCGCCAATCCCTTCGACACGCTGACCTCGGTTTCATGCGCGCTCGAGCAGCACAAGGCGGCGCTCGCCCTTCTCTCAACTCAACTCCATGAGATTTTGGAGGAGGAGCGGATACCCGACAACGCGAAGGCCCGCCTCTATCAGAATTGGCTCCTGCTGGAGATCATGCAGCGGGACCTCGCCGCGACCGATGAGGCCTTCGCCACGGCGGAGTCGGCCCTGCATCAAGCGGGCATCCCGGCGCAATTCGAGAAGCCGCGCCTCGCCGCCTGACCGCGCGACCCGAAGGGCGGCGGGCCGATCCTGCCGCCCTTCCAGCCGCACGGAAGCGGAGAAGGAGCAATATCACCATGACTTCACAGACACAGTTTGCGGCTACCGTCACCGGAGCGCTCGCCCAGGTCGTTGCCGACAAGGCCCGCGCATATGCCGACGACCCCGCGAGCGGCCTTGCCCGGGGACGGTTCGAGTCCGCCCTTTCCCTTTTCGACAGGCACCGCGAAACAACGGAGGCTGCCCGTTGCCGGGTGCCGAGCGAGGCCGAGCGCCGCTCTCGCCACGACCTGAACGACTACGTTCGCGAAGCCCGCGAGGAGCGGGAGGCCCGCGACGGCCCCACGGTGACGCAGCAAGCCCGCATCCTTCGGATTCTCGGCGGCCTTGCTCTCGACCTCTGCCACGACGACGAGGACAAGCGCCAGCGCATTGCCGCCGCGCTCGACGGCAGCGACGACGCGGCATTGCTCGCCACGATGGAGAAGGCGTTCGGCAAGGGACCGAAGGCCCGGCCTTTGGGACTCGGCGGCCCCGTCATCGCCCTGGAGGTTCGCGGAGGTTCCATGCTGCCGCGCTTCGCGCCCGGCGACACGGTTTATATTCAGCGGAACGAGGAAGGCGTACCCGCCGAGGCGATCGGCAAGAATTGCGCCGTTCGCCTCACCAGCGGCGAAACCTATCTCGGAAAGCTGGAGGAGGGCACGGAACCGGGCCGCTACACCCTCACCCACACCAACGCCGACCCCCGGCCCAATCTCGAACTGGAATGGGCCGCGTCCGTCCTGTTCCGGATGCCCGCCGTGCAGGACCCCGACTGACCTCCTGCCCCGACCTGGGCGGCGGCGCGGGGAGGTGCCGCCGTCCTAGCCGGGACAGGACCCGGAAGGAGAATGACCATGACCCTCACCATCGACCACGCGCAAAGCCTGCTTCTCGCCCTGCTTTGCTATTTCGTCATCTGGCCGCGCTTGCGCGAGGCCTTCGTGGAATCCCGCTTCGGCGGCCGGATCAGGGAGCGCCGGAGAGAGCGGCATTTCGCCTTCCTGCGCGAGCGGCGGCGCCTGCTGAACGAGGCTCAGCAGCGCCTCGACGCGGAGCGTGCCGCCCGGGCCTGACCCCCTGTCGCGAGCCCGAGGGGCGGGAATGGGTTCCATCATGGAAACCTTTCCGCCCTTCCACCCGCGACAGTGCGGAACAGGAGAATGACGATGGACGACAAGGACAGGCAATTCGACCCCCGCGCGGAGGCTGAGGCCTTCGGAAATTGGGACCCGGAGAACGCCAGCGATGATGAGCGATTCGCGGTCGGCATGATGCAGAGCGTGGCCCGATACGAGAAGGAGCGGATCGCGGAGTTGCGCGAGCAACTGGCGGCGGAAGCGGCAGAGCGAGAAGCGGAAACCCGTCGCATCGTGCGGGAGGAGATCGCCGCGCACGACGCCGAGCAGGGAAAGGCGCTACGCGACTGGAAGCCCACCAGCCTCAAAGCCGACCTCGCCGAGGGCGCCGACCGCTGACCCTGGAGGGTGGCGCGGCAATAGTCCTGATCCTCAATAATGCGAACAGTGTTCGCGAAATGAGGCTGTGCTGCCTCCTAGCCGCGGCCTTGTGGCCAGTCGGTAACAAACGCTTCGACTGGCCACATATGCGGCGAGCTGGTCTTCGGGCAGGCCGCCGAAGTGTGACCGCCCCGGCCGCAATATCCGCACCGCAACCGACGGCGGTTACCTTGGCCGCCTGCCGTCTTCGGGCAGAGATCGGCGACATGATCGGCGGAGCCGCAATATGTGCATCGCCTACGAGGGAACAACACCGTCGGAGTTTCAGGCGTACTTGGCGAGGTCGATCGGCCGGCCCAGATCGCGGGCAGCGGCGGCAATGCGAATGAGCCAAGTGCCTGGCACGGATCCGCGCTCGAACCACTTTTCCACGGTGCGGTGGCTGACTCTCTCGCCCGGGGAGCTCAGCATTCCCGCCAAGGCGATATACTGCGCCCGCTTTGTTTCTGCCGGCGGGCAGCCCGTTGCATCGCTCAAAAGTTGATCGAGCTTGGGTGCGGATGCTGATTTCGCGTTCGCCATTTCCGGAGCATGGTCAACAAACCCCCCTAGGTCAATGACAGTTTCGACGGATTGTCGGAGATTTTCGTTGACCGCTGATATCCCCAAGATGTAGGCACGACGTTCACTGTGCAAATCGCGCAAAGGGGATCATCATGACCAGACAGCCGCGCCACGCCTTGCCGCCAGCGGAAGAGGGCCCCGCCGGGCTGGAGCCCAGGGAGCTTTCCAAGCAGGAGTTCGGGCGGCGCCTGATGCACTTCACCGCCACGAAGGGTTGGAATCAGGCCGAGCTTGCCCGACAGGCGGGCATTGGCCGGGACTCGGTCAGCAACTACGTCAACGGCAACCAGTTTCCCGGCCCGAAGGCGCTCCAGAAACTCTGCGATGCGCTGGGCGTCACCAGAGAGCAGCTTCTGCCGAACAGCCTTCGCCTCGCGGTCGATGCCGAGGAGCCGGCGATTGAGCTCAAGCAGGCCCCCGGCCATCCGGACAAAGCGTGGCTCAAGATAAACCGAGCTATGAGCTTCGGGACCGCGGCGGCGATCATCGCCCTGATAAAAGAAGAAGATGCTCAGGCGTGACCGAGGAGCGCCGCTTCACCAAGGCCGAGTGCGCCGCTGAAATCCGGAAATCCGTCCGGACGATCGACCGCCTGATTGCCAGTGGGGAGGTCCGCTACCTTCCCGGTCGACCCGTCACCATCGCGGAGAGCGACTGGCGGGCGTATGTCGAGAGGAATTCCCAATGCCGAGAGCGAACAACGGGCCGTACATCAAGCCCAACCGGTACGGGGTCTATGAAATCCGCTGGTCGGAGGGAGGACGATCTTGCCGCCGCACGACTGGCTCGAAAGATCCACACTTCGCTCAGAAAGCATTAGCGCACTTCATCCTGCTCGAGGAACGTGCCGCGCTCGCGGAGAAGAGTGAGGGACACCTTATGGTCGCGGAGTGCATCGGCGACCCGGAGGTGCCGGGCAAGGATTATTGGCACGAGCATGTGGTGCCGAAAGTCGCCGCGAAGGAGCGGGCTCGGCTCAACCGGCTCAAGCTGATTGCGCATTTCGGCGCCCTGGCTGTGCGGGACATCACTCCGGATGACGTCCAGGATTATGTGGACCGGCGATCCTCCAAGCCCCGCCACCTTTGGACCGAGCGGGCGCGAAAGCTCGGGCCGCTGGGTCGTCCGTCCTGTCCGCACACGATTTCGACGGAGCTGTCCACGCTCAACGCCGCTATCAACCATGCGCGGAAAAAGCAGCGGCTGCCTCGCGAGCACCAGCCTTTCATCCAGCTTCCTGGAACGTCCCCGCCAAGGGACCGGTGGCTGACCGAGGATGAGGCCGACGCCCTCCTCGCCGCCGCCTGCGAGCCCCAAATTCGGCAGAAGGACAAGAAGCGCCTGCCGCGGGTCTATATCTTCGTCGCGCTGGCGTTGAACACGGCCAGCCGGAAGGCGGCGATCGAGCAGATGAAGTGGACGCAGATCGACTTCGAGCGGAGGCGCATCTACCTCAATCCGGAGGGCAGGGAGCAGACCAAGAAGCGCCGGCCGACCGTGCCTATCAGCGACGAGCTGTTGCCGATCCTGACCCGGGCGCGAGCGGAGACGAATTCGGATTACGTCCTCGGCCACCCGGGCGCGATCCGCACAGCCTTCGACAATGCGGTGGTCAGGGCGGGCCTGGAAGCGACCGGCAAGAAGAAGGCCACTCCTCACGTCCTGCGACACACCTGGGGCACCTGGGCGGCTCAGGGCGGCATGAGCATGTTCGACATCGCCGGGGTCATGGGCGACACGGTGGAGACGGTCACAAAGACCTATGCCCACCATCACCCGGACTATCTGCGTGATGCCGTGAACAACGTTCGCCCCTCCTCGCGGCAGCAACCCGTGCTAAGGGTGGTCGCATGAATGAGCGTCAACCTCTTTGGCCCATGCACCTGAGCGAGGAGGACAAAGCTGAGCTGCTGCGTCGTCACGAAAGGCTTAGCCCTGACGATTACCGCAAGCTCTATCTCTGCGACTGGCCAATCCCAGATGAGCGCGAACCGGGGCGTTGACCGGCGCGTAACGCCCCGCTGCGCATTGATTTTGTCGGCTTCTGTCGATCAACGGCAGGGTGCCGCGAGAGGCTCAAGCTGTTTATACCTGTCGATCAACAGAGTTAGTCAGTGTGTTGACATCGCAGGGGTCGCAAGTTCAATCCTTGCCACGCCCACCATTAGAAAGTCCCGCCGGGTCAACGGCTTGGCGGGACTTTCATCCTCCAATCAACTCCGGACAACATCCCCATTCTGCGCACTATGCTGCGCGCTACGATGCGAAGCCGGCTCGAACGGCGGCGAATAGGTCCGCGGAGAAAGCCGGGTCCGGGGCAGGGCTGATAAGCGTAAATCCCAACAGGTCGCTAGAGCGAGCAAGGTCCCTGGCCTGGCTCGCGGTCGACGTGCCATAGGGTCGCGGGATAGAGCGAATGGCGAGAGACGCGCCCCCTCGCTGCGCATAGTCGATAAGGGCCGTGAAGCGGTCGCGGCGGTCCTCGCCAACGAAGAAGACCAGTTGCCGGGCGCCCTGATCCATCAGCTCGCCGAGCGCCGAAAACGGGTTGGTGGTTAATCTGGCCGAGGTGCCGAACGCCCGATCGACAAAGGCTTTCTTTGTTTCCGGGGGTAGAGGATTTTTGTCTCGATCCTTGGTCCGCGTCAAAAAAACTATCGCTTCGCCGCCTTCGGCTGCTGCTGCATCGGTCAAGGCGGCGACAAGCGCTCCGTGGCCGATCGTTGGCGGGTTCATGCGGCCACAGGTGAAAAAACAAATGTGGTCGGCGCTCACCCTCCTGCTTCCTCCATCATCGAACGCACCGGAGTCGCCTCGCGATAGAGGGTCCGGACCGCCATAGCCGCCTCGGAATGCTGCTGTTCGGCTATGTCGCAGCGGCCTCGGCACCGTCGCGCATCACGCGGGCAGCAAAGGGCCTTCGCTATGTCGTGCAGGGTGGGCTCGGCCATGCAAACAGTCTACACCCGCCGCGGCGCCGGTGCTAGTGGCCGACGGGCGTCCCCTCGCAACCCCATCCTGTGAGACTCCCTAGAGGGGGTGCTTAGCATGCATGCTACCATCCTCATTAGGCGGCGATACGCCTCCGCCCCTCACAATCAGATACCAACTGACTGTGTGCACGAGCCGAAAACCAGCACACGCTTGAGGCTGTTTTTGGGCAGGTAGAGATAGCAATTGACCCGCTAAAGTCGGTTAGTTGGAAACATATCGTCGCCGCATGCCGTCTTTTCCGACCCGACCTAGTCGAACCTATCCGCCGTTCGCTCCGCCTTGGCGCTCAGCTGGGCGGTTTCCACTGACCAGCCTTCTGCGCCCGATCAAAGGCGGCATCCATGGCCGCAAAGTCGCTGGCGAGCTTGGCGCTGATCTGCCGCTTGACGGGCGCAAGCTCGGGCGGAGCCTTGGCGCCGTGGTCGTCAATGAGTTGTCGGACGCTGTTGAGGGCGACCCCGACGAGCGGATTGCCCTTGCCCAGCCGATCGGCGGCGAGCTTGAGCAGCGCGTCGGCCGCGGGCTTCAGAACGGCTGGCGGAATGGGAAGGCGGCTCATTGGATAGCTCCTTTGTACCTGTCGAGGATTTGGGTAAGGCGGTTGATCGCGCCGTCCATCTTGTCGAGATGGTCGTCATAGGCGGCGGCGTTGCGGTCCTCAAAAGCGCTCTTCGCCTTCTCGCGGTGATAGGTGATCTGGCACCTCAGCGAGAGGGCGTTGCCTCCGTCATCCAGGAGGGCTATCTGTGCGAGGTTGGCGATGACCATGGGGCAGAAATTCGGATGCGCCGTGTCGGGACTGGTCGAAGCCGGAAGCCTGCCGGTCTCGAAATAGTCGGCTAGCCTGTTGCCCTCGGACGTCGCGAGCCTCACCTTGTCGCTTAGCCGCTCCTCGGTGATCACGACAGGCTGGGCCTGTTGCTGGGCCGTACTGCCCGCCACCGCGCCGCCGAGAGTCGCCACCCCCATCATGATCTCGCGAGCCCCACACCCCCCGAGCAACAGGGGAACGAGTAGCAGAGTGAGCCTTTTCATTGGAGGTCTCCTTGGTTGGATTTCGACTGCTTTCGGCTGCCTTCGCACCTGTAATCGCTCCCACGATCGCACGGCGTGACGTACCGCCCCTCCGCCTGGCTCCATCCGGCGCGCTCACAAGTCGGACCTTCACTGGTCCAGTCTGTGGCTCCCTCCGGTCCGCAGATGATATCGCCTAGGCGGTCAAGCTCGGCACGTGAGATGGTAAGCTCGTCCGGGTGGTCGTCTCTGTAGAAGGCGCGGCTCGTCGCGGCCGCGTAGACGTCATCCGCCTGTTGCTCGAAGCCTCGAGCCCTTAGGTCGCTCGATATCTCCAGAAGACGCTCGACGTCGGCTTGAGGAAGGTCGTGAGGAGGGGCCACGCTCAAGAGCATGGCGAGGATGATGGTCTTCATTGCTGCGACTCCATCAGACTGATACCGTCTATGCCGGCGTTCATTTTGCCCCTCTCACGGTCCTATTCCTCGGATTGGCTTAGATCCTGCGCCAACCTCCGAGCTGATCGAACCCGTTGAACGGACTGGCGTAGTTCCCCCGGGTTGTCCGCGACGTCAGCGAGAAATTTGCGCCAAGCGCGGGTGGCCAGATATTTGACGACATCCGACGCAGCGATGGCCAGGACAGCAGCCGTGAAGGCACGGAAATTCGGGTCGGTTATGCCGGCGAGGTCCACGATCACGGTTGCAGCCACCCCGACTGCACCCATCATCAGGCAGTGACCGAGGACTTGGCGTAAGGTAAACTTCTGGTCGAGCGCCATCATTCGACCGAACTTCGCCGCGGTCCCTACGACCAGCCCGAGCAGGATCGCGCCATGCTTGGCAAAGAAGGTGGCGAGCGCCACACCTACTCCGGACACGGAAAGCGACTCACTTGCTTCTCCATGGGGTGAGTGCGCCGCCCTGGCGAAGACTGCCCCTTCCCGTTCACTTCCGATGCTCGACACGGCTATTCCGGACCAAGATCATTGTTGATCGCCCCCGCCTACACCAATAGACGAAAATCAACAACAAGGCTAGTGGTCTTTGGACCTTCTCTCCGCTTTGCGGGTGTCTAACCGGTCGCCGCTTCGGTCGTCCCCATCGCTGGCACGTTCGCCAGTTTCGGTGCCCTTTTCGCCAACGAACATGGCCGCGAATTCATCGGCGGCGACGGGGCTAGTGACGTAGCCGGTGGCCACGCCGGTAGTGCTGCTGAGGATGGGACCGCCGGGCGCAACGGACAGGGCGGCGCCAGCCCAAGGCGAGATGCCGAGGCGATAGGCACCCTTGATCGCATTGAACTCAGTCGTGTTCGTCTTGGAGCTGTTCCGCACGAGGGGGGTCAGAACCGATTGCGTGTTGGCGGCGATATTGCCGATGGCAGGGCCGAGCGGGACGGCGGTTAAATCACGCTGATACTTGAGGCCCGTCACCCCCTGCACAACAGGATCGATCGGGGTCCCGAAAGTGCGAGTGATGCCCAGCCAGATAAGCTCCTCCTCGAGCGTCCCCTTCTCCTCGCGCTCTTTCCACCGCTCCCGGTTGGTCAGGAACTCGCGAAGGGTCGAGAAGACGAATTGACCAAGAAGCAGCAGCGCGGCGGCAGGGAGTATGCCGAAAGCGGCCTTCTCCGCTGCGTAGGCCGGTCCGCTGCGCTTTCCCTGCTCGATCGTGCGGACGAGCGAGCCTTTCAGCACATTCCGCCAGAAGGCGAAGTTGAAGGCCTGGATCCCGTACGCGAGCCGCCCAAGCCAGCCGCCGGCCGCCGCTTCGGGCCTGTCCATTATCGTAGGGTTCTGAATGACCTGATCGACCATCCTAGCGACTGCCGTCACCCAATCGAAAGCGTAGGGATTCTTGCCGTCCATCGCGGCGGCGAGTTCGTCCACGGTCGGCAGTCGGCCCGTCGCGCGGATCTCGCGGGCGAACGCCTCCGGGTCTCGAATGCCGAGCTCCTTCATGCGAGCGACGGCTTCCTGCAGATCCTTATAGGCGCGGCTCTTGGTATTGAGCTCTCCTTCAGCGTTGCGCGCCCTCGGATCAAGCACGCGACCCGCCAAGGCATCCAGAAACGCGTGGGCGGGAGCGATCATGTGCGTTCGCTGGGCCTGGGTGAGCTTGACCAGCCCGCTCTTGTAGAACATTTTCGCGGCGATGCGGTCCCAGCGCGTCATGTCGCCGTAGGTCCCGCCGAAGCGGTTCAGAATGATTTCGTGGCCACCGTACGCCTGAATGATGCCCATGAACCGGGCCAGCTCCCGCCTTTCCTTGGCGCCGGCCGTGCTCAGAGCGCCTTCGACCAGCGCGACGAAGGCTTTCACGCCATGCTGAGGCCCGCCCATCACAATGCCCGCAGCGAGCGCTTCGGCCAGCGAGGAGAAGACGGCGCGGGGCAGAAGCGCGATGGTGCCGTAGATCGTTTGGATGGCAGAGGCGAAGGAGTTGACCGCCGGTGACAGCCTGTTCGCCGAGCGTCCCGTCACCAGCGTAACAATGCGGTCGATGTCCTCGATTGCCTGGCTGGGCACGCCCTCGCCCGCCATCTTCTCATACATCCGACGCAGCTTCGCGTTGTCTTGCCCGAAGCGCGTAGCGTACTCGATCCGACGTGCCGCCTGGGTTGCATAGGTGGCCATCACCTCGACAGGATCGTTGATGTAGTAGTCTTCCAGAAGCTTATCAGTCTCCGGGGGCAGTGAGCGCTTCTTGCTGAAATCGTGGCCCGGGCCCCGCTTATCGAACTCGTCCGGCGAGGCAGTCTTGATCCGAAGGAGCCAGTCGTCAGCTGACTGCTTGGCGAACGCGGAACGCACCGGGTCGAACAGCTCCCCCATCGCATCCTCGAGCTGAGCCGATACGACATCCATTTTGGCGAGCACGGCAGCTGGGTCGTCGGAGTCCTTCATCGACGCATCAAGCTGCTTGAGCCGCCGCAGGAGGTCGACCACGGGCTTCACGTCGAGGCCGGCATGTGTCTTCGCAAGCTGCCGCGCCAAGCGAAGGAAATCGGTCAGCTTGTCACCGTCGCTTAGGATGTCCTTCGGTTGACCGAAACGCCGGTCGAAGACGATTTCGTAGACCTGGGCTGCTCGCTCCAGAAAACCCTTGTTGTCGGCCTCCAGCTTCGGAAGATCCAGCATCCGAGCCAGATGGCCGTTCCGAGTGTAGCCGACGTCGATGCCGGCTCGCTGAAGGTCGTAGAAGATATTGTCGGAAAGGCGGCGAAGGCCGGCTGCCAGCTTCACCAGCCGCTCGGGGGCGCCCGGAGACTCTTCGCTGATTAGGAGGTCGCGGACAACCTTCGCCTCGGCAATCGTCAACTCCTTGCGCACGCCGCCGGTCCTGGGCGGGCCGTGCTGCTCAAGAATGCGATCGATGGTGTTGACGTAATTGTTCACCCTGAGGTCCGTCGCCAAGAGCAAGCCGCGGGGCGCGAATTTGCCTTCGCCCGTGTTGTGGGTGAGCATGTCGTGAAGAAGCCGAATGGTAGGCGACTTATGCCGCTTCCCGATCATCTTCATCCGAGCCGTCAGCCCGTATGCGAAGTAGCTGAGGATGTCATGTCCGGACTGGAGTGGTGTCCGGGGATTGGACGGCCGGCCCTCCGCCATCTTCTCCCGCCGAATCCGGAAGTCCTCGAACGCCGCCAACTCTTTCGCCGCCATCCGCTCCCACCAAGTCGAGTCTGTCTCTGCCGGGGCGGGCTGCGACAGGTCTGCCCGGGTGGTAGTGACGGCTTCGGGGACGGCGGCCACGCCCTTGCCCAGGTGCTCTTCGGCGGCAAGGTGCCTGAACAGGACGTCGTATGCGGCGAATATCAGCTCGCGCTCTACGCCTTTGGGAAACGTCTTGGCGAAGCGCTCATCGGCAGTCGACAGATAGGCCGCATCGCCCTTACCGATGAACTCGGTCGAGAACCCGGCAAGCTCTGCTCGGTAGGAGACATACGCCTCGAAGGAGCGAGCCAGCATTTCGGTCGGGCTGGTCCAGTAGTCGCCGCCGGGGCCATCAAAAATCTGAGCTCCGCGATAGAAAGCCGTTCGGCCTTCCTTCATTTGTGAGGAGCCGGCCCGGATGTTATCGATCTGGGTCTGGAATCGCGCTTTCTGCGAGGGCGCCTTTGTGGCCGCAATCTTGGCCTCCAATTCCAGGATCCGGGCAGAGAGCGCGGCCCGGTCGAAAAACACGACGTTCAAGAGGTCGATGAAGGCTTCGCGGACGTTCCGGCTGGGTGCCAGCGGGCCATCCGCCATTTTCTCGCCCCGCTTCCGGATAGCGCCAGAAAACCCGTGGCCTTGGCCATCTCCCAGCTTTCGGAGCAGATACCAGTCGAGCCCGTGCTTCCATTCGTGGGCGAAGCTGTTGGACCGCCCGGGCAGGGTGATGGTGTCTGTTCCGGTCTCGAACATGCCCAGAAACCGACCCCGCTTCTGGAGCTTGAGACTCAGCCTCCCGCCCAGGCTGATGCCCTTGGCGGGGATGCCCAGAATGTGCGCCATTCCCTGCACGTTCTGAAACGCATCGAGCATCTGGTCGATCGCGAACCGGTCCTGCATCCCAGCCTTCACGTCCACACGAACCCCGAACGTGTCGAACATGACACGCTTGAGAAGCGCGATTTGCCTCGGGGCGGGCAGCAACCGGAACTTGTCCGGATCCACACCGGCCGCCAAGGCGGCTGTGTCGTAGATCGAAGTTCGACTGGTGAAGCTTTCGGTGGCGAACTCCGGGTCATAGGGTCCGGCATCGTGCAGCTCGCGACCAACTTCATAGGCCCGCGCTGGGTTGTCGGGCTCGGCCGGTTCCAAATCTTCGTCTTTGATCGACGCCGCCGGATGCCGGTCAATCACCGGTTCCACTGTCCTATCGCGAACCACGGGCCCGGAGGTCGAACTAGCGTCCGCTACTGCGCCGCGCCGCCGCCCAGGGGCTCTGTCTTCGGCAGCCACGGAGTCGGGAGGGGGACGGCGAGTGAAGCTTGGCGTGGGAGGGATGGGGCTCCCGCCCCCGAACAAGCTGCCCGTGCCGTCGCCATCCCGACCCTGCAACAGGCGCTCGAGGATTTCCGCGGGCCCGATGTCCCGAACGGCAAAAAGCTTGGGGGTGGTCGTGTGCTCCGAGGCGCGCCGGACATATCCAGCGAGGACATCGCCTATCGCGCTGCGTCCGAGTGCGCGGGCCAGGCCGGCATCATAGAAGGCCCGAATGAACTGCTCCGTCACCGGGTCGACGTCACCGAACATTCCTGTCTGCGAAAGCAGGTCTCCGATCTTGGCGCCCCTCGCGCGCGCATCGCTGACGATCCGTGCCGCCTCGACCAGACGTTCGGTGACGTCGTATGTGGGCTTCACTCGGCCTTCCTTGACGTCGGCCCGGAGTCGAGACCACGCCGCCGAGACATCGAGAAGGGCGCCACCAATGGACCGAATGTTCGTGTCCCGGCTCTCCACCAGCTTCTCGAGCAATTCCGGACTTTCGTAGGCCCTGGCCATCAAGGCGTTTTCGACCCGCCGTAGCCCGGCCTGGCTGAGCTGGTTGTTGCTGTCGATAAAACCGGCGACTTCGCCCGCCGGAAGCCGCCGCTTGAAGGCGGTGACGAATGGTGCGTTTTCTGCCTTGCCGATGTCCCCGCCGCGGTAAAGGGCCAGCGTGTCAGCGTCGAGGCCGTCCGCGTCACTACGCGCTGTCTCTGTGGCGGTCATGGACAGTTTCGCGTCTTTGTTGCTGTCGACGACAAACTGGCGGCGCTGGTCGTCCGTGAATTCGGTCGTGCGGCGACGGATCAAGACTGGCCGCTCCATCCCCACAGTGCTGTGACCCTGGCTTTCGATGAAAGCGCGATAGGCGGCGGCCTTTTCGGGATGCCCCTCAAATATGCGATTCAGGGCCATCACCCTGCCATTGCCGCTCTCGACCACATCGTCGGGACCAACGATGGGCGCCCCTCGATCGCTCTCAGGCGCGTCACCCAGGCGCGTCGGGTCGAACCCCGACACTATGTCTTGAATCTGAAGATCGGTGGATCCTCGGCTTCGGTCTCGGTTCTGAAGCTGGCCTTCGGCCGCGCGCAAGGTGCTGGCGTCCACGACCTCGAAGCGAGTACGAACCTTGTTCCCTGCGGGAGTGGTGACGTAGGCCTCTCCGTCCTGAAGGGCCCCCGGATCCGGACGAACCTCTTTCGGCGCCATCGGGGGCGCTACGGGCTCAGGGGCGGGCGGTGAGGCTCTGGGCGGGGTCGCAGGCTCCCGTTGCGCCCTCAGTGGCACTGGCGGCTCGGCCGAGACCGGAGGCTCGGCCTCTGGTTGAGGAGCGGGCTCGGGTGCCGCCGCCTCCTCCGCGCCAGCGCGAGCACGCCGACGCAAGACGGCTCGCGGGCTGTTCGCGTCCCACGCGCCAATCTCGTAGTCTCCGGCCAATTCGTTCCGAACTGCGAAGTCGGCGGCCTCGCGGGCATTCTTGAACGCCACCGGCGCCCCATCCGCGCCAGCTATGATGCCGTCTTCGGTGTGAGCCCAGCCGCCATCGGCTGCGGCAGGCTGCTCGCTGAAAGCGCCGTGAAGCTGCTCCGCCGCATCCGCATTGGCGCGGCGGGCTTCGTAGTCGGCCGCCATGCGCGCCGCTTTGGCTGCACGATCGGCCCGAAGGCGAATCGCCACGTCGAGCGGTGCGAAGAGAGCTTGAGAACCGAAGGCAACGGCTCCCTCGGCCTCGCTGGTTTCCCGGCCAATCGCGGCATTGCCCGCTATGACCGCGGCGAGGTTACCAGTGCCCTGGATGCCAGCCTGCACCCCGACATTTCCAAGTTGGCCGACCGGCCCTCTGAACGGGGCAATCGGCAGGAGCGCGCCGGCCGCTGCGGAAACCGGCAATTCGGCCAGTGTTTGCACCACACCGAGCCGAGCCGCATCCTGCACGCCGGCCCCCTCTGAAGCGCGCGCCGCAACGTTGTCGCCGGCATGGGCTGCGGTAATGCCAGCGTTGAACCCAGCGCCCGCCGTTCCGATCCGCGCCCTTGCTGCGGCCTGAGCGCCGATCCGGACGGCCACGTTCTCCAGGAGGGGCGCGGCCAAGGTCTGCGCCCCCTTGGACGCGAGACCACCAACGACCAAGCTTGGAAGCGCCTCGGTCAGCACATGCGGAAGCGCCGACGGGTTCTGGATCAAGGTGTTTCCGAACGCTTCGACGCCGCCCGTGAAATCCGGGGCCGCCTCGTAACGCCTTCCGGCGAGCTCGAGGCGGGGGTCCATCGGCAAGCTGTTGAGCCTGGCGATGCTCGACGCGAGAACCCCGCGCGCTCCATCCGGCTGCATACCGAGGTAGCGAGTGCCAAATTCGTTGATGCTGTCGACTGGCCCGTCGCCGACGATCTTTCGGACGCCAGTTTCCAACCCGTAGGGAAGAAGGTCCAAGGTCGTGCCAAGGCCCGCCAGCCCGCGCTCCAGATTCTGGCGGAAACCCGGCACCGGCGGCGGCGACGGAGACTCCCCAGGCGGCCCAAAGTTCGGCGCTGGATGACCGCTCGCCATTGTCTTCCGGCGGGCGGGGAGAGCCCTGCGAGGTGAGGGCTGCTGAAAAGGTCGCGGCGGCGCAGCGCCTTCCGGTGGTCCGAAGTTGGGCACGATATGACCGCTCGCGGACACTCGTCCTGAGCTTGACGCTTGGTCGTCGGGCCCCATCCGCCCCCAATCGAACCGCGGACCCGACCGGACAGGCGCCGGGCGCGGAGCTGGCGTCGGACGTGGGGCAGGAGCCGGGACCTTGCCTCGCAAGTGGTCCTGCACAGCCTTGTCCATGATCGCATCCGGCGTTTCGTCAGGAAACTCCAGAATTGTCCCGTCAGCGAGCTGCGCTTGCTTGGTCACGAGACACGACGACCCTGCGCATCGTACCGGATAACGCGCGGGGCGGCGCGAGCTGGGGCGGGGCGGCCCTTGACGGCCGGCTTCGGCCCTGCCGGCGCTTCCTTACGCTCAATCAGGTAGCGCGCCTCGCGAAGGGCTTGGCTGACCGCCTGGGCGGGATTGCCGCCGTACTGATAGATGCTCACGGCACGGGTACGAAGCGCGGCCATCGCTCTCGGGGTGGTATTCCCGCCAAGCTGGGCGCGGATCTCCGCGTCGAAGTCGCCCATCTGCTTGACCGGCACAATCCGGGGAGCCGCTCGCCCGCCGGTGATGCCGAAATGCCAGTGCGTGCCCTCGTTCTTCGCTTCGACAACCCTCGCGCCCCGAGCGGCGGCGGCCTGGGATACGCGCTGCCTCGCCTGATCGAAGGTCATGCCTTTGATGGGCCGGACATCCCAACCTTCGCCCGTGTAGTGCCAAGAATTCGCCGGTGGCGTCTTGCCGGGGTGTTGCTGAGCATAGATGCGCCGTGCTTCAGCGCGAGTACGCTCGTTATCCGTCACCATCGCTCCAGGTAGCGCGGCGCCGACGACTGTCTTGCCGATCCCGTTTCCGATTCTGGCGCCCGCCTTGTAGGTGAGTGTCCCGCTCGGGGTGTCGTGCTTGTAGATGGCGGTTTCTCTGGTGATGTCTTGGCCGCGGCGCGCGGTGGTTGCCGACACATCCTGTCCCCGTCGAGCCGTCGTCGCCGAAACGTCCTGTCCACGCCGCGCCGTGGAAGCGTCGACGTCGGTGTCGTAGCGCCGATCACCGGACTGGATATTCTCGACGTCCACAGCCTTGCGATATTCAGCATCATAGCCCTGGCGGGCGATGGCATCCCGTCGCTCTGGCGTGATGGCGAACCACTCTCCGGGGGTGTCGCCGGCACCGACAAGCCCACGCCTCGCCAGTTCGTCGCCACCCGCAAAGGCAGAAACCGCCCTGACTACTTCGTCTGGCTGGTCGACATCCCCCCGGATTAGCGCGCCCAGCAAGGCGGGCAGCCCTTCCCGAAAAGCGTCGACGTCGTTTGTCGCCGTAGGCATTGGCACGGGCGGCGTGGCGATGATCGGGCCCGGTGGCAGGCCGAGCTCTTGCCGGGAGGCCGCTTCCAGATCGGGCAGCAGCCGAGCCGTCCAGTCTCCATCCGCGCCGCCGGCCGGGGATAGGGCCATTGGCGCGGATGAAGCTCGAATGAGGTTGGCGATTATTCCGCCGACGCCCTCGCGGCCCTCGTACTTCTGGGTCTCTCCCATGGCTTGGGCATGGTAGTAGCCGCCGCGCTCCCGATCCGCGTTGGCGCCAGCCAGGAGCGCATCGATCTTGGCTTCCTCAGCTTGCTTTTCGCGAGCTGCGGTCGGGTCACCGAATAGCGCCGTCACTAGGTTCTGCCCGAGCGCGCCCCATGTCGGATCGGTCGGGTACGGGCTACTGCGGAAGGGGTTCTCGAAGCGGGCCATCAGATCGACACCGGCGGGAGTCGGTGAAGCAATGCCGCAATGTCAGTCTTGGGCATCAGGAAGGGCGATTTCGCCTTGAGAATGCTGTCGGAGATACCCCCGGCCGAGCTCAGCCCTTCCGGGGCGCCCGCCATTGCCATGCCGAGCTGCTGTGCCAAGGAGCCCAACCCGCGAAGGAACGAACCCTTCTGGGCCGCCGCTTGCAACTCTGCGTCGAGGACGCTTGCCGAGCCGGCTTTGAAGCTGCCAATCTGGTTGATAGCGCTGGCGTTCCGTCCGCTGGCGATATTCGTAGCGAGCACTTGGTCGCCAGTCCCTCCCAGCCGGGCCAGCGCCGCCGCGAGGGCGCTACTCGCCACGTGCCGAGCGGCAGATGACCGATCCGACGCCACCTTCACGACCGATGGCGCGCTCGAGGAGCCCGGAAGGTATGCGCCAGGGCTCGCCTGGGGAGCGATGACGGCCGCCAAGGCCGAATTCCGGGCGGCGGAAGCCCTTTCCTGCTCCGCCGGGTCCTGCAAGTCGCGAGCGTGCTCAAGCGTGTCCTCGAACCGCCCCTGCTGCTGATTTGTGAACGCGGTCTGGCGACTCTTCTCCGCCATCAGGCGACGGTTCTGAGCGTTCTGAGCCTGCTTGTTGCCGAGGAACGTAAGCCCTCCGGCCAAGCCGCTGAGCGCAAGGGGGAGCAGCGGGATACACATATCAGCCTCCCGCTCCGACAAGCCGCTGTGAGCCCTTCGAGTTTCTGAACAGCGAGCTGCCGCCGCCGCCGAAGAAGCCGGCATAATTGTTGCGATCGTTCGAGCCGATGCGCGACAGTCCGCTGACGAAATCGGTGAACAGGGAGCCCAACGGCGAGAAGCCCTGTGGCATATTCAGATTCTCGGCTTGCCGGACGGCAGCAGCGGCGGCGGCTTGGTCGTTGCCGGTGGCGTTGAGCTGAGCAACCAGCCCGCTCCGGATCCCCTCCACGTCCGAACGGGTCCGGTTGGCGAGGTCGAGACCCTGATTGGCGACACCTATCCGCGCCTCGTCCATTTCGCGGGTCAGCTCGGTGTTTTTCCGGATAGAGGCGCTACTGTCGAGATTGCCGCGGCGGCCGAGCGCGTAGATTAGCGCGCGGGCCGCGTTGGACGCCTGCTGCTCAACACCGGGAAGGGCATAGTCGATATAGTCTTGGGACCGCTTGCCGTAGAAGGCATCATCGAATTTGCTGAACGTGTTGTCGATCGACTGCATGCCACTGTTGATGCGCCGCTGACGAGCATCTTCATCCGCTCGCTGCTGCTTCGCCAACTTGCCGGCACCGCCGTCACCGAAACACATTCACCTGCCCCCGACTGCCCAAGTGAAGACGTGAAAATCCTCGCCCTGGGTCCCTAGTCCCCTCTCTGTCCCCTCCCGGGAAGCCCCGAGAGTTGCGAGCCAGCGTTGCGCCTCTTCGTGCCCCTCCATCGAGCGGCATTGGAGCCGATGGGCGCCAGCCTTCTGCAGCGCTGGAATGATACTCCGCTTCACGAATTTTGTCACCGATAATCCGACTTTGTTGATTGACGGCGTGGCGAACATCCACATCGACCAAACCCCCGGCCACAGCTCGGTGCAGCCAAAGACGGCTATCGGCTCCATGTCCCGGCCAGCGACCCAAGAGACGTCGCCGGCAGCCATCACCATGTCGAGAAGGCCGGTGTCCGTGGGCTCGAAAGCAGGAGTTGCGAAAATCTCCCTGCGATCCCACTCCCGCATGCGCTGGATCACGAAAAGGGCGAGCCCGGGGTTGCCCTGGAGAGGCAGGCGCCACGCCGTCACGCCGCCTCAGCGGAGTGATAATGCAGCATGATCTTGGACAGCTTCGCGGCTGAAGGTGTCTCAGAGACCAGCTTCAGCTTCACCAAGGGAGAGTGGCAGTTGAAGCCGATAGCCGGATCGGCAACCGTGGTATCTGTGACCTTCGTTATAAGGGTCCAGACGTCCGGCGCATTCGGATCCGCATTGATGTAGACCGTCCATTCGCCCTCGCAAATGATGTCGAAACCGAAGAACTGCTTAAAGGTCGCGACTTGCCGGCCATCAATGTAGGGGGTCTCGATAGTGACGGTCGACGTGTCGTAGGTCACGCCGTCATCCCCGCCAAAGAGATAGACGGTATTTCCTGCTCGAGCCCAAAGCTTGCCGTCATCCGAAACCAAGGCGGTAATCGCAAAGTCGAGGTCGTAGCGAGACCATGCCGAAATCTGCCCGTCGGTGTAGTGCGAGAAGACGTAGCAACGCGTCCCCACCGCGAGCATGTACCTGCCGTCCACCGGATCGATCGCCGCGACAGCAGCCGCTCGCTCCGCCTCGCTCAGCGTGGCTAGGTAGGCTATCAGCTCCTCATCTATCGGAGTGCCGACATCCGTCACCCCGGCCCGATCCGAATTCGAGCGAGCCCGAAGGCTCCGTATCCCGGTGTCGGCCAAGAAGAAGACATCAATCTCTCCGAAGCTGACTATCGACCGCGGAGCGAATGTGCCGATGTTGGAAAGCACTTGGCGCTGAGCGTTGTTCGCGTCATCGATATCGAGCTCCCAGATTTGCGTGTTTCGGCGGGCGAAGACCGCCATCAGGTTCTGGTACTTGCCAAGGCCGGTCAGCGTTTCAGATCCCGACGACTGATTGGCCATGTTTTTGAAGCCCGCCCCGACAGCCGGCGGGCCGCTGTCGACCCAGGTCACTGGATCGTCGATATTCGAGAAATGCAGGACGCTATCCGCCGTGCCGTACAGCTTCGAGCCGAATGTCAGGAGCGAGGTCAGACGCTTGTTTTCAACGTCCGTCCCGCTTCCGGGCTCGAAAGCGGGGACATCTGCTCCGTCGTAAAAGTGGATGACGTCGCCGTTCGCGTAGCGCGCAACGCTGAAGATTTTGCCGTCGAAAAACTCGGTTGCGAGAAGGCTATTCATCGCCTGCCCGCTGCCATGCTCAAGGCGCTGATAGGTCACCCCCGAAGGGACCGCCGGGCTCGCCGCCGAGCCGAATGTGTAGAGAACACCATTTGCGCCCTCGAGGCCGAAGGTCTGACCGGGGGGAAGCGCGTGTTTGGCCACGAACGCCTTCCGCTTCTCAACTTCGCCGCCGCGAGTGATGTGGGCATTCGAGCATGTCTGTAGACTGCCCGCCACCGACGCGGCCGGCATCTTCCGCCGATCCAGGCCGGCGCGGAAGTCCTCGATGATGATGTAAGGCACGGCGGCCTACCGGGCGTAGGCAACCAGCGGGGTCCGGTCCCGCTCGCACCCCTCCGCCGGGTCGCTGGCAGTCCCCAGCCCAAAGGTGTTTCGGCGTGTCTTCGTGACCCGCCCTTGCAGCGTTTCGAGCCTACCCTTCGCCTTCGTGAGGGTGATCTGGGCAGAAGCGTCATTCTTCGCGGCGAGCATCGTCGCAGCAACGAAACCGACTAGAACTTGGTCATCCAAATCGGCGAGGTCGGAGTTCTCAATCAACGACCGCAACTTGCGAATACCGGTGAAGCGCAGCGCCAGGCCGTCGGTCTGAGGGATCGGCCACACTTCAATTTGTGCGCCGTCACCGGTATCCTTCACGTCCCAGCGCTGAACCGGGTCGAGCCGAACATCGGTGTCGCTGTCGTGCTGGTTGTAGTGATCGACGTTGATCCCGCGATGCACGGGCAGCCAGCGCCCGCCCCACTTGATGTCGACCGACTGAATCCTCTCCAGGTTCATGTCGGTCGGCACGTCGTAGAAGCGTTGGCCGTTCTCCAAAAGCTTGTCGCGCGTAACCTTGAGGAACGGCCAATCGAAATCGTCGTAGAGTCGCTCCTGCTCGTCCCGAAGATCCTGCTGCATCTGAGGGATGAGGTTGGTGGAGGTGGAAGGATTGGGGTCGAGCTTAGCTCTCACGCGGAGTTGCGTGATGAGCTCCCCCAAGCTCGTGCCCCTAGCCACCCCCTATCCGTCCGTCAGGTCCGGATAGGCCTCGCGAAACCGAGCGGGGGGCATGACCTCAACTCCCTTCTCGGTCGTCACCACGATGTCACCAACCTCAACCCGGAGAACGCCCCCGCCGCTCTCGATCTCGTGGTAGGTGTCCGCACGGTAGCGCTGCGGACCAGCGTCCGGCGTCCGCTGTGCCTGGGCCGCGGCCTGGGCCGGACGGCGAACGCGCTTGCGGCCTGAGGCCGCCGCCCCCTTAGCTGGCACCCTCGGCCTCCTGCTCGGAAAGGCCCGGCTCAATCTCCGCCAGATGAACCGGCAGGCGCTTGATCGCGCCCGGGAAAAGGCGGTCTAACACCACGCCGGCCCCGCTCGGGGACGAAGCGCCGTTGCCGCCATACCGGCTCACCAGACGGTCCCATTCCTGCGCATGGGACCGCTTGTCCATCCTCGTCGGCCGAATGTTGACCACCGAGTCGGCGCCATGAATCTCGCGAAGGATGAGGATTTCCGCAGGAGTGACGTCCTGCTTCGGCACGACGCTGGTCACCGCCCCGCCAAGCCTCAGATCGATGTCGCTCAACTGCATATTCTAACTCCCCTTGAGTTTGGGGGCCCGCCGGTTCGGGCCCCCAGATGCCTAGCCCGCGTACTGCGGGTTGCCGGTAAAGGTCGGATCGGGCAGCGCGCAGATAAGCGCGAACGCCTTGGAGCCGTCGCACGCCGAGTTGGGGTCATAAGTGCCCCGGACATCGGCAGTGGTTGCCGTGCTCTCCGTATCGAGCGCGAGGCCGGCGACGATGGTGCCCGCCGTCGGAGCCGCGCCGTTCTCGAGCTCCTTGAGCACGTGCACCGAGTTCGGGAGCCGAACGGGCAGGCCCAAGACGTCGCCGGTGCCGACCGTGGCGCCGGTGACGCTGGCATTGAACGATACCGACGTGATCCGCTTGAACGCCTTGACCCCGGTAAGGGACGTTCCCGAAGCGGACTTCTCCACGATGGTTCGCCCGTAAAGGTCGGTCCCCGTGACGGTGACGATGGCCGTCCCAGTCCAGGCGGCGACGACATTGCGGCCGGTGCAGCCAAGGTCGACCACGCCGCCCGAAAGCAGGGCGCCGTTCAGGACGGCAGTCGTGCTCGCGACCGACTGGCTGGCACAGATTCCGTCCGCATCCGCGGCGATCGGCGAGCCGAGGTTGAGGAAGGCCACCGACAGCGGCGTGTAAGCCTCGACGCCAGAAATGGAGACCGGATTCTCGGCCCCGATCTGGTCGAACTGGAAGTAGAAGTTGGAGCCCTGGGCCCACGTCGCGCCGGTGCGATTGGTGACCGTGACGGCGGTGGCGCCAAACGACAGGCCGATGTCGGCGGGTGTCGATAGATCCTGATCGTTGATGACGAGCTTGTGGCCGATGCCCGCCGAGAAGTCGCCTCGCGACGTGCCGGTCGGGTAGGTGACGGTGAAGGTTCCCGCATCGGCAACGGCGGCGGCGAGAGATCCCTGAATGACTTTCCTGCTCATGGTCTTGCTCCTGCTCCCCGGGGGGCTGAGCCCCCGGGGGTGAAGTGGAAGGGTTATGCGACCTCATAGACGCCGTGGCAGTTGAGCTGGTCGGCGACCATGCCGCCGGTCCAGGTCAGGCCACGATAGAGGACGTATTTATCCGCCGGCCGCTCGGGCGAGGACGGCTTCATGTCCTCCCCATCCATCGGACGGAGGCACAAGTGCCTCTGGTCGATGAAATAGCAGAACTTCGAGAAGCCCAGGTCATCCAGCGTCGGATCGTACTGGAAGGCCCCGACGCCGCGCATCCGGATGTCGGCCATGCCGATGTCCGTGGAGCCGGCCTTGAGGAAGCCCTCCATCGTGTAGGTGCCCTTTTCGGACACCTCGAGCTCCAGCGCGTCGAGAAAGCTCGACCCGGCCAGCAGAAGCCCTGGCTTGCCGTTGTAGCGGGTGAGCTGCCGAACCTCGCTACGAAGCGTCTTGGTCAGCGTCTGGTTACTCGCAGACGCCGTGATCTTGCTCGTGCCGGTCAGAGCGCGATTGCGCCACCACGAATTCGCGGCGCGATCGATGCCGCCGGTGGTCCCGGTGGCGACGGTCGCGGTGGGCAGGATGATCGACTGGATGCCCGGGAACACTTTCGCGTCCTGGGAGCCGTCGAGCCAGCAGGTCCGGTTGAACGAGTCGGCCGAACCCTGCGCCATGTCGTCCAGCTTGTCCTCGAAAAGACCGGTGATGGCGGTCATTTCGCGTCCGTCGTGCTGAACGGTCTCGGCGCCGTTGGTGCTGACGACCGAAATTCCGTCGGCCTTGAGCTCGGTGTGGGTGACCGAAATGCCGGCGTGCATTTCCTTCCACGGGTAGTTGTACTGCTTCATATTCGCCGGATTGGCGTAGGTCACCGTGTCGTCGCCGCTGTAACCGGAGAAAGCGGTCGTGCGGGTGCCCTTCACGTTGCCGATGATGCTCTCCTTGCCGCCGGGAAAGACCTTCTGAGTCTTTCGCAGAGCGTCGTAGAGGGGGCGCGCCTGGGCGGCCTGATCGAGCGCTGGCCCTTTGACGAAAAAGTCGAGGGCGGCGTTGGCGATGTTGTTCAGTTCCTGAGCGGTGAACGGCATTTTACTCTCCTGCCGAAAATCAGGTTCCGCCGACTGCTGCTTCGATTGCTCCCCGCAGCGTCGTCGGAACCGCTGTTGCGGTTGCGGACGATCCGGCAGGAGTGGTGGTGTCGATGGGCGTACGCTTCGGCAGCGAGGCCTTGAGAGCCTTGTTTACCTGTTCATATGCCCGTGCGGTCAAAGCTACAGCCGCGTCGGGGGTCTTGGGGGGACCCTCCCTGTGGACGAGAGCAACGAGCGCCGATTCAACCAACTCTGCCTTCTTGGCGTAGTCGGGATCCGTCTTCCTCGTTTCCGTTTCCCACGCGCTCACCGCCGTAGCGGCAGCCTGAACCTGCGACCGGAGATCATCCGTCTCGGCCAGTTCGACAGCGGCGTTGGTGCGAGCCTCTTCCTGCTTGTCCTGGAGCGCCTTGGTCGCCCGCGTTTCAGCGAGTTCCCTGGCCACTGCCTCGTCAAGCTCTCCGTCCGTCACCCTCTGCTGAAGGTCGGCCGGAAGATCCTTGCCCAGCATTTCGCGAAGGGCTTGGACACGGGGCTCGAACCATTCCAGCGCCTCCCGAAGCTGAGTCGGATCGCCGCTCTTGAGGCGCGCCATGACCTCGAAGCCTTCGCCTACCTCATCCGGGCTCAGTCCATGGTGTTCCATGAACGTCGAAATCGACCGGAATTGCTCGGCATCGGGCTTGAGCTCGTCGCGCTCCCTTAGAACCGCCTTCCAACGCGGGTGTTCGTGGAACGGAACTTCGGCTTCTTCGCCGTCCTGCTCGCCTTCCGGCGCTTTCGCGCCTTCCGCCTCGCCGTCGGGCTTGGATCCTTGTTCACCTGCCGTGGTGGACGTTCCCGCGGCTTCTCCGCTGTTCGGCTCGACTACGCTTTTGACGACATCGAGCAGCGATTGCGGAGGCTGATTAGCGTCCCTTTCGCCCGCAGCCGACGATTCTGCGGCATTAGCGTCGGTTGTGCCCTCGGGCGCTTCAACCGCATTCGCGGCTGCGCCATCCGGCAAATCTTCCGAAGCGGCTGACGAGGCCCCCTCTGCCTGTTCAGGCGGCATTTAGCGTCCCCCCATAAGAGAACGCCTGTCTACTACTGTTGATCGACTAAATCAACAATGATCATTGCGGCACCGAACCGCCGGCCGGGAACATGGCTTGGGAGGTTCCACCGACTTCCTGAGGGCGGTTTTTATCGGCCCCCTCCGATCCTTGCGCGTTCGGATCCGAGGCCGGGTCGCCCGTGCTCGCCTGGGCCGTCCTGTTCTGAGCGAGAATCGAAGGCAGCCCGTCGATCACCGCTTCCGTCAGGTCTACATTGTCGTCCGCTAGCGTTACCGCTTTCTCGGCCAGCCAGCGGGGGGAAATGCCGGGCACCTGCACAAGGATCGGAACTAAGCGCTCGAAGGTGGCGGCGTCCCTGGCCTGGTCTGGTCGACCACTGGAGCCCGCCTTCACCTCCAACCACATTTCCTCCATCACCTCGCGTCGGGACAGGACCGGCCAGACGGCACCGGGACCGACGATTTTCTTCACAGTGGTCTCGTCCAGCTCGGTCAGCAGGACTTGGCCGGTTGCCCGCATCAGCGCGGTAAGCATTTCGTCCAGGTCGTCGCTGTTGAGGGCGATAGTGCCCCGGCGGCTTCCCTCGGCGATATTGCTCTCGGTCGCCGTCCCGCCGCTCATCCCGCCTAGAATAGCCTCTTGGTTGCCGGTGACATAGGTCAGATCGGCAAACACGTCGTTCGTATCGTAGAGGTTCGGGTCAACGCCGACCTTCTGGACCGGCATCAGGATGTCGGACGCCTTTCCGCCATCCTTCAGCCCATTGATCTTGATGACCGTATGGGCGGCGTGCTGCTCGAGCGACTTTTCCTCTTCCTCTTCCAGCGCGCCGGCTGGAGCAAGGTAGAGCGGCCTGTTCGCGATCCGATGCTGGCGGCGCGCCTCCTTGGATCGATTGTACTCCTTTTGGATGTGCTTCAGCAATTCGACGTCCGACTTCGGGAACAGATCCCCCTCGTTCTCGACGTCATTGAAGGTGACGGCGAAATAGGGGAAGAATTGCTCGATGAAGATTTTGGGCGCCGCGGGCTCCCGGAGAAAATCCGGATAGCCCTCGGCAACGACAAATTCGAGGCCGGTGTCGCGGTCGTAGATATGCCAGACGCAAACCAGCCCTTGCTTGCCCGCCTGTGCGGGCCTGTAATTGGCTGCTTGAGGGGTTCCGCCGGCAACTCGATAGGCAGTGTAAGTGCCGCCGACGTCGATGCCGTAAACCTGCTTCACCCGGTTCGGGGTCAGCATCACCTCTTCCGCCAACCAGTCGGCGCCAATCCAGCCCATCAGCTTTTCTGTCGAAGGGCTGGGAATTAACCGGGTCGAATGAGGGAAGCTGAACACGACTCCCTCCCGCACGATGACCTCAGGCTCGGCCTTGATCGCGGCCATGGCCAGGCGCAGCGTTTCGACCTCGGCGCTGTGCGCATCCGTCTGGCCATCCGCGATGTCAGCCTGCAAGGTGCCGATCGTCGCCAACCGCTCGGCCATATCCGAAAGCTTGCCGGTCTGCTCCTCGGACAGCTCCATCGCGCGCTGAAAGCCGAGCTTCACATAGCCTACGCCCGTGGTTCGGGCGCGGCGAACCATCTGCTTCATCTGCGACCGGAAGGGAGGTGTCCCCTCCGTCATGTAGAACTCCGCCAAGCAGGTTAGGGTCTTGCCCAGCTTGTCTAGCAGCTCGCGGCGTTCCACCCCTTGCTGAATGTCCGCGATGAGCGCCTGAGCCTGGGCGATGGCGGCCGGGTTGAGCGGCGGCGCGGCAGTAGCGCCCTCGGGCCCCATGGCCGCAGCGACCGCAAGCTGGGCGGCCTGGATGACCTGCAAGGCGGCCACGGCGCTTTCTTGCCGACCGTCCCACAGCTTGAAGTCCAGTCGCTTCCGACGTCCGACGGTAAGTGTGGGATTTCGCGCATAGAGCGCCGCGACCGTCGTCTGAAGCACTCGCTGCACGAGGTTAGCCATGTACCTGGGATCATCTTCCTTTTGCCCAGGCCACTGCTTGCCGGCCGCGAACTCCATGTTCCGCCGCATCCGGTCGAAATCCTTCTTCCAGTGCGCCTTGCCTTCACGCACCCGGCCCTGCCACTTGGACACCAGCGCCGACCTGGACTCGCCCGGCTCGGGATGCTCCCGCTGGATCATGCCTTTGCCGACGACCGGCGCGGCGGCGGCTTCGAGTTCTTCGACCATGCTCACATGCCCCCGATGGAAAACTGCCGGCGCTCATCGCGGCGTTGGCGATCATTCTCTTGCTTGATCCAGGCCCATGTCCCGGGCGCGGGCGCGGTCCGGCGGTCAGTGCCGCCTTTCCCTTTGATAATGACCCCCAAGCCCATGCCAATGTGGGCGAACGCGTCCACGAAATCGTCGTTCATCCCCTGCGGAAACTTCAAAAGCTCCTGCTTCGCCCGCTCCAGCCAGTGAGCGGCGGCGGGGAAACGGACCATCCCCATGGCGGTACGGGCCTGAATTGACTGAGCCCGAGTCAGCTTATCTTGGTGAGGGGTGATTTCCCGAATGTTTACGTAGATTTGCCGTTCCCGAGACCGGCGCCGCAAAAACGGCCCGATCGCCTGCGTGATGTGGCCCTTTTCCGCCCACCAAATGAGGGGGCGCCAGTTGTCTGCGGTCGTCAAAAGGGCCTCGACAACCTGCTCCGAATCCTTCTTTTCCCACCAGCAGTCGAGTATCCAAATCACACCGTCCGGATCCACGCCGACGATCAGGAATACCGTGAAGTCGTTGCGCTGCTTTATGCCCACCGCATGGTCGCTCGCGACATAGATCCGGAGCTTGGAGAGGGGGGGGCGATCCTCTGGCCGATAGGTCAGCAGATGCTCAGCTTTGAAAAATACACCGTCGGCCGGCGTGGGCTCCTGCTGATAGAGGGCCGAAAAGCCAACCGGATCCTTGTTCCGCTCAGCCTCCAGATGCTCGACGCCGAAGCGGCTAGGCCAAAGGGCCTGCCCAGGGACGCGACCGAGGACGTCATCGTGTTCAGCAATCGCTTTGATGTCGATGATCTTCCAGCGGGCGGCCTCTTTTTCGTTGTAGTGAGGATTCGATTTGTCGGTGAGGCGGCCCACAAGGTCGTCTTCGTGCCAGCGGGTCTGAATAATGATGATCGCAGCCTTGTCGGTCATCAGGCGACTGGAAATCGTCTTATTGAACCAATCCCACACCTCGTCCCGCGTCGTCTGGCTGCGAGCCTCGTTCGCATCCTTGATCGGGTCGTCAATAATGAGGAAGTCGCCGCCGCGGCCGGTTGCGGATCCGCCTCGACCGACGAACATGAGCTTACCGCCCAAGGTCGTTCCCAGGCGGTCGGTCGCCTTGCTGCCCTTCTTCAAGACGCATTTGGGAAAGACGGTCTTGAACTCAGCGCCGAGCATGATGGAGCGCACATCGCTGCCGAAATCATCAGCGAAGTCTTGATTGTAGGTGCCGAGCATGATGTGCCGGCGGGGATTGCGCCCCGACAGCCACGCGGGGAAGCAACGGCTGCTGAGCTCCGATTTCCCATGGCGAGGCGGAAAGGTGATAATCAGACGGGGACAGTTGCCCGCTTCAACTTCCTCGAGCGCGGCGGCCAGGGCGCGATGGAAGTACTGAGCATCGTACTGCGAGAGGGTGACGTCACCCGGGTCGACCGGATCGGGCATCGTGAATTCAGTGAAATCGATAAGGCCTTTCCGCGCCTTTTTGATTTTCAGCACTCGACGGGCCGCTTGAAGCTGGCGCGCGTCCTCGATCGAGGAGCCCGAGGTGATGGCGCTCATAGGAACCCGCCGTCCCGCAGATGGGAAATCAGGACCTGCACGGTAGCGGTTTCGGCGGTGACCGTATCCGTAACCAGGCATTCGGCGACGGCGGTTAGCTCCTCGCCGTTCAGGATGCCACTCAAATAGAAAGTCGTTGTCGCGCTGGTCGAACTGTTCGCCGCGCAACCATGCGTTCCCGTGGACGTCACCTCGGTAGTCCAAAGATACGAATAGGATCCGCTGCCCCCCGCTGCTATGGCGGTGGTGACTTCAGTCGTGAAAGTCGCGGTATTGCCCCCGGAATTCAGCGCTGGCGGGCTGGCGGTCACCGTGAACAGCGAACCAGCGGACGCCGACGGCATCACGAGCATCGAGCCGCTCATCAGCTTATTCCCGCGCCAGAAATGAACCACAGATCGGCGCCCACCTTCAGGAGGGTGGCCATGCCGTTGGTGGCGAGCGTTCGAGTGCCTGTGCTCGTCGTTCCCGCGTGACGGAGCGTCACCCCGCCTGCAGGAGTAACCGATATCGGATTTGAGCCCCGATTGACGATGACGACCGCTGCTCCAACGTTGAACGCGACGGTCGCGTTGGCGGGGATTGTGAGCGTTTGGCCGGCGACATTCTCGCTGTAGATGTGTTTTCCGCGGTCGGACAGAACGAGGCTGTAGGCCGCACTCTGCACATTCTGGGGGACGTCGCGAAAGCCGATGTCAAGCCCGGCGAGCTGGGCGTTGACCGGGAAGTTCACTCCGGTCGATTGCGCATCGAGAACGCTTATCCCGCTCGCGATCATCCGCCATCGAGCAGAGCGCAAATAGCCGTCCAGCCAGGCCGTCGCCGTGTGGTCGAAGCAATCGAGCCAGCCAGCGGACGAGGCAAGCCTGAGCGCGATTCCGGGACCGGCCGCTGGAGTGCCGTCTCCGGTCGCGCGGACGGCGCCTGACACGTCGACCAGCGGGCCGGTGAAGGTTACCCGAACCGCCGTTCCGTCATAAATTTCGAGCGCATCGCTCGCAGCTGGCATCCGGAGCGTCCAGTTTACGCTTCCGGAGCCGCCCTTGATCTGCCAGCCCACGTTCCCCTGGGCCTTTGTGGCCCGCTCGATCTTTCCGAGGACTTCACCGCTGTCCTTCTTCCCCGCCAGCAGCTCCCCGGTAGCCGCGGTTCCAGCGGAGAGCCCACCCTGGGCCCGGATGTAGCTCGTAAGGTCGAGGAGGGTGATGGCCAACTTCGCAATGGTCACCGACGCATCGGCCAGCTTCGGAGTCGTAACCGAACCGTCTGCCGGCGTGGATCCGGCGCTGTCGAAAATGAGGGTCCATTTACCAGCCGCTAGGTCGGTGGCGAAGGTCCCTGAAGTGTGCGCCGTAGCGCAGGTAAAGGTGCCGGTTCCGTTCACCACCACATCGGTCTGAGCGTAGCTTGTGGCCGTCAGCCATGGCCCCCGCAATTCCCACCGCGAACTCGCGCCCAGCAGGAGCAAGAGCGATGCGCTCAACGTTTCGAGGCTGACGCTTCCGTTCCTAAGGCGCCCGTCATCGCGCTGGATAAGGGCCAAGTTGGCCAGAGTCGCCGCGATGGTGGCCAACAGCGCATCGAATTCGGCGTCCAGCGAAGTGCCGGGATGTGGAGTGCTCGGGTCCGCGGCCGAATGGTCAGTAAAATTCGCCTGCCGGACATAGGGGGGCGGCTGGCTCATACGTCGATTGCCCCGAAAGCCTTCCACGTCCCCGGCGTGCCCGCCGCCGTGCAGACCCAGCCCACCTTGCCCCCCGCCGTCGGTGCGATATCGTAGATGATCTCTCCTCGGGCGTGGTAATCAGCCACCGGCGCGGCCGAGCCGTAATCGATCGCCCGGGCGCTGCTTCCAGACCCGAGGAACATGCGCGGCACGTTCACCACTCCCGGCTGCGCCGTCGAGCGACCGCCGGTGAACGTCGTCAGCGGCCCGGTCATGGTCAGATAATTGGACGCCTGCCCGTCGAGCAGGAAATAGGTGTCGCGGCCGCCGCCCATGATGAACGAATTCGGGTGAAGAGAAACGTGGGCGACCAGCATCAGCCTGCCGAGGGCCAGGTCCGATCCGAAGAAGGCGCGGAGCGGGTTGCCGTCATGATAGGGCTGGGAGGCGAAGAAGCCCGCCGGGTTGGAGAGCGACCCCTGCTCAGCCTTGTTCCGGAGGCAAGTGCTCCACGGGCTGACCGAGGATTGCCCGCCGACCCAGACGGCGGGCGTGCGGATCTGCGCCGGGGGCTGGCCGAGCTCTTCATAGCAGCCTAGCCACACCGTCTCGCCGGCCAGGCTGACACAGCAATAGCTACCCCCCTCCTTCCAACTCATCCCCGTGACCCAGAGGGGTATCCCAGTCGTCGCGCCGGCCCACTCGAACGGGACCCAGACGGACGAGTCGGTGCCCGGAACCGTCGTTGAAGCCGCCGTCGCCTGCTCCAGGGCGACGTGATAGCGGCGCGTCAGGGTGGTCCCGGCATAAGACCATTTGTAGCCGTCCGCCTCGGTCACTCCGGCCTCGGTCGTATGCGTCGGCGCGTTGGCGGTATTGCCGCCCCCGGCGATCAGGAGCCGATAGAGCTTGCCGGCGTTGGACCGGAAGGTCCCCTCGGCCGAGATCGCGACCGCGACCCCGCTCGCCCATGCCGTCACCGGATAATAGCAGGCCGAAGACGTGGCGCCGACCTTGTGGCTAGGAAAGACGAGGCTGAGCCCGTTGCCTTCGGAATGGTGGCCAATGTGGGTATTGCCGAGAAAGGCGTTGTCCTTCAGCCCGAAGCCGCCGTTATAGGTGAAGCTGCAGCCGATGGTGACGATGCAATTGGCATCGCCCCTCAGCAGATGGGCGCCATGCTCACCATTGCCGCCGGCCTGGCAGTACAGGATCCGCGACGAGTTCGCGTTGTTGTTCGCGGCTCCGAACCCGGTCTCGCTCTCGATCCGGAAGCCGTCGCCGGGAAACCTCACCGCCGAGCAGCGGATGAACTCGCCGCGGGTGACGGCGTGGAAGCCGTGATGGCCGGTGCCGATCGCCGCCCGGCTCGAGGCGTAGATATTCTCGATCCGGAACCCGGCGGCGCCGGTGGTCGCCGGGCTGACGACTCCGTCATGATCAGTGCCGGGCCCGTGGAGCTCGAAGCCGCCTTCGTCGAAATCGAACTCGGTCGCATAGCCGTGCTGGAGCGCGTTGGACTGTCCCTCCAGCCAGAGCGCGCATTTGACGACCCACGACCGGGCGAAGCGGAAGCTGCCGACGGGCGCCGTGACCTTGATCGACGGCGTGCCTATCCCTTCCGTGACCGGGCTGTTGGCCACGAGATAGGCGAGAAGCTCGTCGACCGCATCGCTGTTCGCTTCGGCGATGGCATCGCTGTCGCCGGTCGATACTCCGACAGTGGTGATATCAATTACTCGGTCCGTTTCGAGCCTGAAACCGCGCCCATCCGCCGCGAGGAACGAAGTTCGGGGGTGGCCGGCCACATAGTCGGAATCGACCGAGGCGTGCTCGACATAATAAGCTGCGCCGCGGCCGATGGACGCATATCCCGAGGTCCGCACCCGGGTCACGATTACCGGGATTTCCCAGCCAGAGGCGTCGGTGAACAGCTTTCCGCCCAGGCCGGCGAGGTCGGCAATAGCCGAATCCGCCGCGTCGAGCCGGTCCGTCACCCCGCCGATGCCGAAGCCCTCGAAGATGAGGATAAGCTTGTTCGCCTCGACGTCATCTTCGAGATCGCCGGACGTGTGGACCAGCGCCACCATATACACGTCGTCGCCGTCGATCGCGAATTCGCCGGGCTCATAGGCTGTGCCCGTAGCCCAGGTCGAGACACGGGCTCCCACCGCCGCCAAGGCGGCCAGTGCAGAGCTTCCCAGCGTTTCAAGGCCAACGGATCCATTGCGCAACCGTCCGTCGTCGCGTTGGATCAGCGCCAAATTCGTGAGCATTTCGCGGGCCGTCTGCTCGAGCGCGTCCAGTTCAGCGTCGATATGGGCGCCAGGGGGCGGGAGAAGGGGCTGGCCCTCCTGAAAGTCGGTGAAGCTGAAACTCCGCGTGTAGGGAGTCGGCTGGCCCACGGTTCAGTAGCCGAGGATGACGCCGGTAGCCGTCGCCGCCGTGATGACCTTGAAGCAAACGGGGTGCCAGATGCCCGCGACGTAGTAATGCTCGACGGCATCCGTGTCGTCCACGCCGATGCCGGTCACGGTCCCGGCGACCGCCACTTGGAGGGCTCGCGGGTAGACCCCTTGGATGGCCTGCGACTGGGTGCCCACGGAAAGCGCCCGGAACCGGGTGAGCCCAGAAACTCTCTCGTGCGTGTCTGCCGCCATCTGCGTCTAGCCCCCGCCTGCCATATCCCGGCGCGAGGTATAGCATTGCTGATTTAGAAAATCAGCACAAATCTACAGCGTCAGCGAGCCGCGTCAGGAGAGGATCTTCCGGAATGACCAAGCGCCGATTACGCAGCCGTCCTCGTCGCCGCAGAAAAACTGCGGGCGGCCAGTGGATGCCGCGGTCACTTCATCTGCATAGACCCCCGGCACCATCCGTAGCTCTAAGGCAGTGGTGTTGCCGATTGCCGGGCCATTCCCAAGGCTCAGGCCGCCGCCGACCGAGACCAGTTCCCATTCGATGCGATAGGTCGCGCCAGCCTCGGCCGTGGGGGCGGCTACATTGGTGATGGTGCCGCTCGAGAATGCTGTCAGGGTGTTGGCGCCCGCGTTCTCGGTCCAGCCGCTGCCTGTCCAGTTGCCACCGCCGGCCGAAGTGCTGATGTCGGGACCGTAGGTGGGGCCGCCGCCGCCGCTCGGGGCCGCAATGACCGATGATTGCCCGATACCGATACCGACTCCGACGAGCATGCCACCCACTCCGCCTTTGATCGGGCTCATTGTAGCATCGTTGACCGATGCTGACCATTGTTGATCTAAAGGCGGCCGGGGTGTAGGCTCCTGGTGCTGCGGCTTCTTGGAGCGCCGTAAGGCGGTCGGCCCGCAAGGGCAACGATAAGCGGGATAAGGATTGGCGTAGCCGGTCGAGCTCCCGTCGCAGCGTCGGCGTCCGTGTTTGTCCGAGCGGACCCTGGCCGAGTGACCCGAGTTGCGGGTCTGGGCCGGCGGCATCCCGAAGCCGTCATCGGTCTCCATTTTTCGGCAATTACCGAAAAATTCGGCAATTCAGACGCGCACCGGAAAGCGGTGACAACCTGGTCGCAAAACTTTCGCTTTCCGAAGGGACCTGCATGATACAGGTGCCTAGGAATTCCAAGGGACTTGTCCCGACGAAATTCGTCGCAACCAAGTCGACGATGGCCAAGATGGGGGAACGGACCTCTGCCCGGCAAAATGTGTGCAGACGGCCAATATAAAAAATCGGTGATCGTCGCGGCACCCCCGCCGGGGGTAGGCCCCCTCCCGACCATCGGCCACCCCCTCGAAGGCCCTCGACCAGACTAGCCCACTGTGACTGCTACACACTGGCCGACGAGCCCATCCTTCGCAGTTTTCAGCCATTCTTCATCGGCCACGGTGGCGGTAGTGCGCAGGATCGGCGCACAACAGGGCCTAGAGCCTACCTACAGAGGCTGTACCTCTGGCTAGGACTCTTCCCTTTGTGTCCCTCTCCCTCTCCCTGTCTCTAGCGACAGAGCCGGGACAGCATCGGCAGTCCCATTGGCATTCCCGACGTCATCCCGTTGGGAGTCCGCAAGACGGACAGTCGGGCTCGCTCCGGTGCGAGCGGCCCGCTCCTCGACCTTGGCCACGAAACGCTCCAGCTCGTCTTCGGTCATTTCAGCTATGGGCTTGTCTGCAATGGCATCTTCCTGAGCGTCGAGCCCAGCGAGCCCGGCTACCCAGCGAGCAGCCTGGAAGCGTACCGAGGCTGGTTTGTCCTCCCCCATGAGCTCGATCATCGTCTTCACCGCCAGTCCGGCGCCCTCCAATCGGAGGATCCTGCGACGACGTTCTAGCAGAGCATTTTGGACCGCGTTGCTGCTGACAGCCTGATACGCGCCACTCGCATGGGCATAACCGGCAATCCGTCCGGCTTCGGGAATGCTCTTGCCCTGTAATAGGGCTTCCACAATTCCCTCCTGCCTGTCGGTCAGTGTTCCCACCTTACCTATTGCCGTCATCGCCCTGCTGCCTCCTGTAGGTGTGCCCCGCTAAAAGTGTTGACTTTTGTTGATTGCGAGCGCATCTGTCCCCGCCTTGTCGATTTCTGCTTACCACAGGAACCGACAAAAGCCGACACTTCTCAGGGGATAGCTGCCATGAAACACTTTTCGCCCGCCGAGCTGGAAGCCGCTGAGGCGCGCAAGATGGCCCTTTGGAATGCGGGCAAGTCCAACCGCGAGATAGCCCGCTTGCTGGGTCTCGACCCTTCCACCATCAGCCGTTGGAGGTCCAAGCGCGGCCTTCCCTCCCGCACTGGTCGCGGTGTCCCTCACCCTCCCGAGATACGGGCCAAGGTTGAGGCTCTACTGCTTACCGGCAAAGCCACGCGGCAGGTAGCTGAAGCTCTGGGGCTGACGAAAAGCTATGTCAGTGACGTCCGGAAAAAGATGGCCCCCGATGATCGGCTTCTTCCCCATGGCGGCCAGCGCGGCTGTAGGATGGCGAAAGACAATCCCCTGTCGCCGTTCACGGACGCCCTCTACGCTCGGATAGCTGCAGCCGTCCCCTATGGCATTCCCGCCGATCTTCGCGATGACATTATCAGCGAGGTCTATGTAGCGATCCTCGAAGGGGAGCTTGCCGAAGCCGACATCGAGCGGACCATGAGCAAGTCCATCGGCAAGGGCTATTCGCGCCACGCCAGCATGTTCGGGCCGCTGAGCCTCGATCAACAGCGCGGGTCCGATGACGATGGTTTCACGCTCATGCAGTTCGTGGCCGATCCGCGAACCGACTTTGAATTCGACCTGGCACTCCATCGCGGCCTTGAGGCCCGCCGCGCCGCTCTCTCCGCGTGATGCGACCTGGGGCGCGGGGTTCTGCTCTCCGCGCTCCTAGCCGCACCAAGCGGGACAGGAGAGTTCACATGAAATTGTCCGTCATCCTCGCCGTCGCCGCGCTCGCGGCCTGTTCCACCGATCCGGCGCCCAGCGGCACTGGTAGGCTCGCCACCGACGCCAATCCCGCCGGCGGGCCCGTCAACGCCATGCTTCCGCCGAAGCCCACAACCTTCTGGATTTGGCCGGACATGGCCCATGCGCGGAAGTGGGCCAACGACCACCCGCGCTCGCGCATCTGCTTCTACAACACCCCGGACGGTCCCGCGACGGCAGGATGTCGCAGCGTTCGCGTCCCCGTCGATAGCGAGGCGATGGCGAAGGAATTGAGCGGCGACCGCTACCTTGGCCGTGACTTCGACTGCCTCGAATTCATTCCAAAGAAGATGCTCCTTCGGACCTGCCCCGGCGAGTTCCGCGAACTGCGAAGGCCCGACAGCGCCACCATCACGATGCGCTGATCCTGCTCCGATCCGAGGGGTGGGAAGTCCGAGCATCATGCTCGCACCTTGCGCCCCTCCAATCGGGACAGACCCGCAGAAGGAGAGAGCTATGCAAGACAAAGCGCCTACGGCTGCGCCACGCCGCACCGTTTGGGACGTCGTGAAGACGTGCCTGCTTCCCGATTTCCGCTTCCAGCGCGACTTCATGGTGGAGAGCAGCGATCTTGTCGACATCGCCCGCTGCTGGTTTTGGGAAGTCGAGTGGCTGGGCTTCCATTTCCAGATGGCTGGCGGTCGCTTCCAGCCCGGTCAAGAAAGGACCGGCGCATGAAAGCCGCCCTCGCCATAGCCGACCTCCCGAAGGAGTCGGCCAACCTCTACAGCGCCAGCCTCAACGGCGATTGGCTGGGGATCGGCACCGCCGACGAACTCCGCTCCTACATTGCCGAGGGGACCATGCCCCCAGCCGACGAATTGCGGTTCCGCCTCGAATGGGAGGCTCCGCGATGAGCAGACGGAGCAACCATCCAGCGCAGCTCGACTGGCTGACTTTGGCGGAAGCGCCTTTGCTTCCATTCACTGCTTCAAAGAGCCCCGCACAGACCCCCGAAGCGGCCCCGCTTTTGATGCCGAGGCGAGGCCCCGACTTCCGGGAAATTGTAGCACAGGAGACTGCAAAACGCTTGTACGAAATCGCTCTGGCGGGCGATCATTCGGCATGTTTCATGGGCTGCCCGGCCGCGCTCGAAGACGTCCGTCCGCTCCACGAAGCGGCTGTTGCGCTGGCGGCCGAGTTGAAGATTCCGGAGCCTGTCGCGGCGATCGGCGGCGGGCGGAAGGCAAGGCTGAGCGCCCCCCTGTTCCTCGAAATCCTGCCAACCCGGGATGAGGACCGGGCGAACCCGCATCCGGGCGAGGACAGCGCGACTGTGGGCGAGCGGATCGTCCGTGCCCGGCTTGCCCGTGTCGCGCTCGATGCCGCTTGGGTGAAGGCTCTAGGCGACGGCTCCGAGTTCGTGGAGCCGAACGCCAAGCGCCTGATGGCACAGGCTATCGAGGCGATGGAGCTCGACCGGGACGCACAAGGCCGGGTAGTCCAAGTCACCCTCACAATCGCCGCGCTGGCTGGCGCCTCTACCCTGCATAGGGTGCATGTGGCCGAGGCGCTGAGTTATTGCCGGTCGCCAAGGCAAGAGCAGCCGCTCGAGCCGGACCCCCAGCCCGAACCCGACCCGGAGCCTGAGCCCGAACCGCTTCCCGATCCGGTTCAGGCGCTGGCTGAGCAAGAACCAGCTGTCGATTGGCCCGAGGGGGCCGTGCGGGCGAGCGACCCCATCCACGCGGGCGATGATCGGCCCTACTGGAAGACTAGCGCCTATCGATTCAGCGGTGAGATCCTTGCCTGGAAAGACGGATGCCGCCCCATCGAGTTGGTCATTCGAGGGGTCCGCACCGTCGTTTCCTTCGGCATGGGCTTTGCGACCCATGCGATAGACCCTCCCGGTTCGCCCTACTGGAGCGACACCGGCTTTCGCAGCTTCACCTGCTGCACAACGACCGACCCCGAGGAAGTCCGGGCCATCATCGAAGCCTACATCGATGCGCCCGCCAAGGACGGCAACGGTTGCGGGGGTGTGCTGAGCCCATGGTGGACGATGGCTGTTCGTCAGCTTCGCCAGCACCGGGGGTTCATATCTCAGCACCACGAATATGCCGAACGCTCAGCCGAGCAGGGCATGAAGTGGGAGGCGCAAGTTCGGGATGAGGGCTTCGACCCCGACGTCGTGGCCCCATGGCCCGCCAAGGCGCGCCAGAAGGCGCTTCTCTGAGCAACCAAGCGGGAGGGAGAAAGGTATATGCAAAATGACCATGTTCCTCTGGCTGGCGCTTCTCGGAGGCCTGACCCTGGTAGGGATGATCTACGCTCGGATGAGAGGGTGAAGCACGTGCCCGAGCGCTGCGGATGTGCTGAATGTCGCAAGCTGGATCGTCGTTGGCCCGCCGACGGCTATCAGCTCAGGCTCATCGACGGCGGTGCGCAGAATGTCCCGACTGATGCGGAGGCCGCCCGAAGCCTCTTCGACCTCGCGGGCATGCCGGTCATCCCGAGGCGAAGGGCTCGTTTCGACTAGCGGCTGCTCGGCTTGCGGTCGCGCCACCGGCCCGCGTTCCGGATTCGGGGCGCGGGCCTTTTCACAGCCTCGCCCCCATGCCCTGCAGAGCACTCATCCCAAGGGCTATCAGTGCAAGCAGCACGGCGAAGGTCAGCGCCGGCCACAGGTAGCTCCGAGCATCGTCACGCATCCTTTTTGGAATCCGGATAGCCATGGCGATGGCCGGCACGGCGGCGATGATCGCTGACGGCAGGGAGGCGACATAGGAGCCGAAGGGCAGGACCGCCCAGGCCAAGCACGATCCTGAAACAAGCAGCGCGACGATGAACACGACCAGCGGCATGGGACACCCCTCGCCGCGGCCATAGCATCACGTCGGCGCCCTGGCCTAGATGGGCTATTCGGATTTCGGTTGAGCTGGTCGGTAGAGCCAGGTCTGAATGGTCTGCGTCCGCCCCGGATATCGGCCATGTGGATATTCGATTGGCACCTTCTCGCGGGTCACAAGATCCTTGTCGACCAAGCGCGAAAGCGGAGTCGTGAGGGTGGCCTTGGGGCGGCCCAAGGCATCGGCAATCTCGCTGATGATTAGCGGACGCCCAGCCTTCTCGATTACGTCCAGCACGGCCCGCTCTCGATGTGGCTCCGGGATGTGGCCAGCCAGCCGAGCGACACGGCTGTCCCTCTCGACCTCTTGTCGCAGCGCCTCGACCGGCACGTTCGCCCATATCTGGTCGTCAGCGCAGCCGGTCAGGACGTCGGGGTCATCGTCGTCGGTCATCAATCCTAGTCTCCAGAAAGTCGCGCCCGGAAGGCGAGCGTGGCCGCAGGGCTCAGATAGCGCGGCGGATTGATCTCGAGCTCAGCAGCCATCCTCTTCCCCCAGGCAAGCAGGGCCTCCTTCGCCTGCCGACGACGGAGCCGGTTGCGGCAGGTGCGCCACCGTCTCATCGGATCCACCGGCTGTCGTAGTTCGTGATGTCCAGCCTGACCCGCTTCCAGTTGCGGCATATCAGGACCCTGGTCCGCACCCCGCCCATCTCGGTCCAACCCCATGCCGTCTCCCCGAGCGACCAGCCGCAGCCCTTCCCCGGCAGAGCCGAAACGTGATGGAGAGGTGGCGATCCGGAGAGGGCGAGGTCGCGGGACAGGATAGCGCCCCAATGGTCGGCTCGCTTCTCGGCGAGGGCGATGTAACCGCTGACCATGCCGGCCAGTGCGGCGAGGGCGAGGTTCCGAATCATTGCCCGCCTCCCGCCCGCCTCAGCGCGAAGAAGGCATCGAGGCCCGCTGCCGTCTCCTTGTTGCCCTCCCGGACGAACATCGCGCCGAGGCCGATCAGCACGGCGTAGTCCTCGTGTTCAAGCAAGGGCGCGATGCGGGTGAGAACGTCGGCAAAGTTCTGTGCTGCTGCGACTGCCCAAACCGGCTCGTCTGGAAGCATCTTCTCCACTTGCTGCATTCGGCTGATGTGAAGAACCCAGTCGGGGTTCTCGTCCCAGTTGGGACCGTCGTCGTCGGTGATGCCGCTGATGTCCATTTATGCTGCCTCCGGAGGTTCGGGTTCATCTTCCAGCGCAAGCGATCGGCGGAGCTGCTCCCTCAAGCGCTGGCCCTCGCGAGCGAGTTCAGCCCGACGGCCCGGAAGATAGGCGGGCGGCAGCTGCTTCTTGGGCCTTAACGGAACGACCTTGCCGCTCATGCCCATCCACTCCCCGATCCCGGTCCAGACGTGATTGGCGCCGCGCACGCCCTCATAGCCGTAGCGCTCCACCGCTTCGTCGTAGACCTGGGACATGATGTTGCCCTGGTCATGCGAGGCAAGCCGCCGGCCGAGCTCCCGGAGCGCTTCATAGGCCTGCATGTTCTCGTCGGACGGCTCGGCAAGCTCGCTCATCGAGTAGAGCCCTGCCGGATTTCGGGGGCGAGTGTTCCAATAAGCCATGGCGGCCCTATGAACCTCGTCGGCCAACGCGCCGATTTCCTCGTTGCTCACGCGGCTATCTCCTCGGGCTGATCGTCGGCCCAATCGGTGCCGACGCGGGTAGGAATGTGGACCCGGATTTGCGGGGGTCCGTTGCGCATCACCGCGTTCATGTGGGCGCAGTGGTATGCCGCTGCCTGCCCGCCGAACTTCGGATCGTTGTCGCCGAAGACGTGCAGCTCCACGACGTCGGCAGGCGCTCGGAATTTGCCCAGCAGCGTGGAGTTCGTCGCCGCCCAGCAAGGTAAGCCGAACCGCCGCGTCACGGCGAGGGCGGTTTCGAGTCCTTCGGCTATGCCCAAGCGACCGAGGTGCGACCCCAGACGGACGGCCGATCCGTCCGGAATAGTGCCCGCCATCACCTTCCGCGGGGTTTCCATGCGAGCCTTGGCCGCTCCCTCAAGATAGGTGCGGTGGATGTTGACAGGCTTCCCGGAGCGATCGGTGATCCTCGCCAGCATGGCAGCGAGGCGCGTTTCGGTTGGATGCCCGACGACATCCGCCGAAGCGCAGAACCGGAGTTCGGCAGGGTAGGGGCCCGGGAAGCCTCTGCTGAGCAGATAGGCGGCGGCTTCGTCATCCCCAATCGGTGCCGAGGCGCGCCATAGGTCGTTCATGGCCCGCCGCGCCGCTGCAGGATCCATTTGCCTGGGAGGGGCGCTGGCGACTGCTTCACCGAGGCGCTCCCGGATTTGCTGGGCGGCTTGCGCGAAGCTCAGGTTGGAGTGAAGCAGCAAAAGCTTCATCCCGTCGCCGGCACCGCATTGATTGCAGATCCACGTCCCCCGGCCGTCCTTATTGTCGAAGCGGAACCGGTCTTTACCCCCACCGCAGATCGGACAGGCGCAGTGCCGCCCGCTAAGGCAGGCTTCGGGAATTCCGAACATCGGCAGGATCGAGCGCCACTTGTTGCGAGCCTGTTCGGCGATTTCAGCCATGGGCACTCTTCCCCTTGGCGTGGCGGATCATCTGACCGGTGACGTAGTTGCTGACCTCCTGCGTCACTTGGGCTCTAGCCTGTCGGTCCAAGCCCTCGGGCCAGTGGCCGAACTTCCGCTTGAAGATTTGCGCTGGCCAGCCGGGTGCGTAGGTCCGCGTCCCGGCGATCGTGTTGAGCTGTGCCAGCCAGCTTTGCTGTTGCTCGCGGGTCGGCGCCGCCTTGCCCTTGCCCTTGCCTTTGGTGATCTGGACGAGCTCGCCCTCAGCTTCCTCGAGCTTCGACGTCCTCTCGGGCTTGAAGCCGCAAGCCGGACACTCCTGAACCTTGGCCGGCTTGAGGAAGGAGCACTTAGGGCATTCCTTCGGCGTAGCTGGCTTCGGCGCCGGGGCCTGCTTCTCACCCTTCTTCGCGGTGCATAGGGTCGGGTGGCTGATGTCGGTGACGAAGCCGAGCCGCTGGGTCGTGTCGCTGTGGTCGAGGATGATGCAGTCCGGGATGCCCTCGTTGACGCGAAGCCCGCGGCCGATCATCTGGACATAGAGGATTTCGCTCTTGGTCGGACGCGCCAGGATGATGCAGCGGACGTCCCAATCGACCCCCGTGGTCAGCACCCCGACGTTGCACACCACATCGAGGCGGCGGGCCTG